AAAAAAAGTTGCAACAGGGCTTTACAAACCCACAAACATGACCTAAGATCGTAGTAGTGATACGAACGACAACTTTCCACACACGAAAAAGGAAACAAGATGAACAACACAACACTGACAGCCGGTACACGAGTTTTTTACAGCCGCAACAAGCAATTCGGATACGGCACAATCGTAAACGCAAAGTGGCGTAGCGGCTTAGAATTACGCCCCGACAACGACACCAACACCTACGGCCCACTCAAGCGCAGCCGCAACTGTCTAGCCACCGCACCCGTAGGAACAGAAAATGGGCGAACAATCCCCGGCTACCGTATTCTCAAAATCGCAGAAAACGAACCCGTGAATGAAACCGCCCCCGAATACGTCATCACGGATTGCTACGACGAACGCTTGCCAGACACCACCATCTACACCGAAAAACGATTCGCGGAACGGGTACTGTATTCGTTAGCACTAGACAACGCCATGAACGAACAATTGACAGTAGGCACGCTGGAACATCACGAAAGCGTGGTGGCCTACCTTAATAGCCACTATGTCCAACGCTACGACTACGCCTAACACCCAAGAAACCAAATAGGGCGGGTACAGTAAAACCCGCCCTCTCACAACAAGGACAACAGACCATGAAAACCAAAGTAACAAGCGGAATTACATCACTCAGACCACACCACCTAAGCGGCGATTTTATTTGGGAACTATACGACAACCGCACGCTCGAAACATCGAATATCTGTGGCGAACAAAACCGCTACCGACTCACACAACAACAATACGATGCCATCATGGATGCCTACGACGAAACCGCAAAAGTAAAAACCATTATTGCGGAAATCCAACAGGCACAGGATGATGCCATCGAACAAGAATGTCAACAATACAATCACGATCACGGACACGGTGGGTTTCTCACTTACGACCCCCAATGCCATATCTGCAACCCCTAACCCTAGCAAGCCCTAGGGCGCACGCAACAGGAAAAACGACCCGTCACACCACCCGCAGCCCCTAAACGCTTCCTAGGGGCTGCCAGGGGCCTTAAACGAGCAATTACCATGAAAACCAAAACCTCTAAACCCACCCCCACCACCAAAGGGTACTGGACTTATACCCCCACCACCCCCAACGACCCCCACGAATACTACCCCAAAGAAATCTACGCCACCGACATACTCAACACCCTCACCAAACACCCCCGCATCACCCAAGACCAACTCGAAACACTCCTCACCAAAAAATACTCCCCCACATGGAGCGAAACCGACCACGCCACATGGAAAAAACACCTACGCGCAGCCAAAATTAGCCTCTCACGTAAAGGACTAATCAAAACAGGCCGCACCTACCACCACCCCAAATGGCACGCCTGGATCACCAAACCATAAATTTAAAAATTCAGGGACGAAAATTCAGGGACGGAAATTCAGGGACGGAAATCCAGGGACGAATTAATCCGTCACCTCATATCCTATCAAGCCAAACGCCACCTTATTCCGCGCGTGCAACTCCGTTTGTTTACCGCCTATCCACACCAAACGCTTATGCACATGATCCACCCGATACAATTCCCCCGACCATGTACCCCAACGATCCCCATGTTTCATACGCTTAACAAACGCCTCACACCATTCTAAATCACTCACACTTGGAAACCATTTAGCACGCATTAATCACCCCGATCTTCCCCCGGCCACTGTCGAATCGTTTCCCGCAGCGCCCGAACCTCTGCGGCCAACGTCAGAATCGCAGCCACTACCCCGTTATCCGCGCGTTCCTGCATAGAACTTAAAATTTTATCAAAACGAACTAATAATTCTTCCATCATTCCCCCCAATTAAAAATTTCCAAACCGGCTTCCTTCGCAGCCGCCTCAAACGCTGCTGCCTCCTCATCTGTCACCCGCGCATTCTCCCCCAACATTAATTGCCGCGACCGCAACAATTCGGCCTCCGCAAACGTCGTGGGCCTACGCTGATCTTTACTCGACAACCACACACATTCAGACCAATGACTCATCTTCATTCTCCTCCCGATTTACAAAACGCCAAAATCTTAGCATCTGCTTCCGACAAAGTCAGATACTCATTAACCCACTTCACTTGATTGGAAGGACAATTTGCCCCCAACGATGAATTCCAAAAACCAACTACCCATTCCCCTGTCTGTTGCCCCTGTTTAAACACGGGCATCTTAATAAAACCTGCCCCCCTATCTGCATAAATGTTGGCCAATTGCAAATCCTTAAACTCAGACGACACCTCATACTCCCCCTGCGCATCCTTTGGCAAAAAATGCAATTGATAATCCGCACGCAAATAAGCGGACAAATGATCCACAGAACAAATATGCTTTCGTTCCCAAGTTGCAGGTAAATTACAGGGCCACACCTTCCAATCACTCGTATTTCGCTTCCCCGAAAAATCAGGGATAGGTCGCACCCGACTCATCAACCCCACCTCTTGAAAAAACTGGGGAATCGTCATCACCACGCAATACCCCGCATTGTCCGCGATCATTGACCGAAACTGCGACCAATCATTCGTTTCCTTCGACTCCCAATAATTGAATTGGTCGTTGGCAATCTTTTCAGGCATGGCATCCACCCGCAAAATCCTGCGCTGTTGCGGACGCAACGCCAAATAATCTTCCACTACTTCCACAGCGGGACGAGTATACTCCCCCAAATCCAAATATACAGGCGATTCACAACAACGCAAAGCGGGTGGCAACCTCCGTATCCAAAACCGTTCTGCCTTCTTATCCATAAATTGCACCCTATCCTTCGACTCAGTAAAATTAAACAGCCACACCATGTTGGGTGTCTTGGCTTCCCGCTCTTGAATAATTTTCTCATCTATGCGGTTTTGTAATTCCAAAGCACTTCCGTCCTCACATTGCACATCGTAGATGCGTTTTCCTACAAGCACTTCTACAAAGTCGGGTTCAATGAATTCCTTCCAACCTAAGTGCCACGGTGTTTCGTCGTAGCGCCAGTCCCCCTCACACTTCCATCCTGGGGCGTGTGACCAGTGCCACCTGCGTTCCGTTCCAGTTTTTGATGTCAGAGGTTGGTTACAAGCTAGGCAGCGTCCTAGGGCATCTGGGGTGGCTAGAATCTTGACGTTGGTTTGGGGATGTCGAGCGTATAGCATGGGTTGTTCCTTGGGGTGGATGGTTGTCACGGTGATGTGTTGAATGTAAGAAAAATTAATAATTATATCAAGTGAATTTTGGGGTGGTATTTTTGGGTACAGATGCTGGGTTTGAATGAGGGTGGTTTGCCGTCATTTGTCCTCCTGCTTGTCCGGTTAGTTGTTGTGCTAGGGTGGTCCGCCGTCTTCCTAAGACGGCGGACAACCTGACTAACCGCACAAGGTCGGACGGATAAGCGGGGTGGTTTGCCGTGTTTTATTAATTTACGTAAGTCCTTGTAACTAAGGGGTTTATGTCGTTTTTTGGGCGGTTATCCGGTTGTCAAAATCGTTCATTTGGACAACCGGATAACCACACGGATAACCGGGGCTAAAAATGGGCGGTTAGTCGGCTAACCGGAAAAGTTATTAAAACTTCATTTTCTCGGGGTTTTTGATGTTTTAATAACTTTTTCAAAAAATCGCATTTTTCGTTATTAAAATCGTAGTTTTTGGATGCCTGCGGCGGTTGTTTGGGTCGCGCCAAGTTTGGTAATGGTGTAGACGAAAGCGTTGTTTTTGTCTGCTAGGTCTTGTTGTAGCCAGCCGTTTTCGACTCCCCAGATTAACGCATTTTGGGAGCGAGTTTTATTAATTTTGTTGCTCTTCTTGTTGAGGGATGCGGATTGGATGTCTTTCATTTCGTCTTGGATTTCTTTTTTGTTGGCGCTGGTAACTCTTTGTAGATACTTGCAGATATGGATACAATCTTGTTGGGCTTGGTTGGCGGCAGCGTTGATGGAGGCTTGGGTGGTGGTGCTTTTGTAAACGAGCCGATGCCATTTATCGTTTTGGATGGCTGGGTATTCTTCGGGCGGGAAATAGTCAGAGAGGGGAATGTTGTCTTCGTATTGGAAGATTAAGGATTCATGTGATCCGTCTCTGGATTCTTCGAGGTTGAAGTAGGTTTCTCTTTTGGTGGTGTCTTTTTCGACTCCGAATTGGTGGGTGGTTGCGCCGATCATGGCCATGCTGCCTGAGTATTGTTGTTTGTGTTTTTGATTGTGGTGGAGTGCCATGAGTGTCCAGCCGTAGCGGTCTGCGATGCCGCGTAGGGGGTACATGGTGTTGATGGCTTTTTCTTCGTCGCGGGAGTCTAGTCCGAAGACGCCGCGCATGGTGTCGATAATCATCATGCCTTCGGTTGTGCCATGTTCTTGGTTGATGTTTTCGATGAGGTCGACGATGATGGCGAGTTTTTGTTCGGGAGTTGCTCCCATGTCGCAACCTTCGGCTTGTCGTCCAATGCGGTTGTAGCGATAGAGGTATTTTTGAATTTCTTCTCGTTCTTCGGGGGTTTCGAGGAGGACGCCGAGGGTTTTGCCGAAGTGTCGAATGCTGTTTTCGAAGTCGACGATGGCGACGGGCATTTTGTGTGCTTGAAATTCTCCGATAGATTGTCCTAGTAAGACGGCTTTGACGATGGGGGCGATGGCGAGGCTTTTGCCTGCGTAGGAATCGCCGTTGACGAGGCAGAATGATCCTGATTCAATCAGACCTTCGACGCACCATTTGGTGGCTTTTTTCATTTCGATGCATATGTCTGACCAGCGTAGGAAGAGGGGTGGTTTGGGTGGGGTGGTTTCAATGGGTGGTGTGTAGGTGGTGAGTGCGTAGCCTTCGTCGTCGGTGGGGATGGGTTTGTCTGTTGGGGGTTCGTTTTCGTATTCTTCGTAAGTGGTTTTGCGTAGGGATTGGAGTTGGGTGATTTTTTGGTTGAGGGGGTCGGGGGTGGGCCAACTGTAGTATTCGTTGGGGATTCCGGCGCTGGTGAGGTGGTCGAACATTTTGGGGAGGTAGTCGCGGCGTTCCCATTTTTTGGGGCGTCCTGGGGGATAGGTGTAGAGTTTGCTAGATTTCATGACTTTAATGGTCATGTCGTAATCATCGCCTGTGTAGAAGCGGACTTTGGCCATGAGGGCGCTGTCGACTTCGCTCCAATCGGGGCCGCCGTTGGGTTTTTGGGTGACGTTATTATTGAGCCAGTCGAGGTCGCAGGTGAAGAGTCCTGCAAATTTGGGGTCTTGCATGCCCAGTTCGATGATACGTTCGGTAGTGTAGTTGGGGGTGGGTTTGTTTTGTGGTGCGGGGTTTATGGTGTTATGGTCGTTTATGGTGGGTTGGGGTCGATAAGTGTTGTAGAGGGCGTTGATTTCTTGGGTGCGTTCTTCGAGTTCGTGGTAGGGGTGGTTGGGTGGGTCGTAGAGGTCGCCGGTCATGCAGACGAAGCGGGAGTGGTAGTAGATTTCAATGGGGTTTTTCATGGCGGGGCGCATGTCATGGCTGATGCCCATGCAGTGGATTTTTTTGCTTTGGGAGTATTCGGTGTAGGTTTTGAGGGTGCTGATGTTGTGTTTGATTCGTAGGCTGAGGTTGCCTGTGTTGTCGTAAACGTCGGCGTTGTCGTCGTCGTATAAGAATTCGCCGTTTTCTTCGTCGAGCGCGTAGGCTAGTCCGTCCATGACGTTGAAATCGAGTGTGGCTAAGGCTTCTTGGAAGGTCGTCCAAGTAGTGGCGTCGGTGCTTTTGGCGTAGGAGGCGAATTGTCCTTCGTTAAAGTGGGCTTGATAAAATCTTTTTTGGGGTTTGGCGGGTTGTCCTTCTTTTGTTTCGATGGTTTCTTTTCGCCAGTGTACCCAGCGTCGTTTGGCTTTGAGGCTGGGGGGTAGGTTGTTGAAGTTGTTGAGGATGGTGGTGATTTGTTGGGGGGTTTTTGTTTCTGGGTTCATGTTTTTTCCTTTAATTTATTTTGATGTGTTTATGTTAGCGATGGGTTTGTTCTTAATTTTGAATAATAATGGGTAATAAAAAACCCAGTCTAGGACGACTAGACTGGGTTCACCAAACATCAGAAAGAACCGATGCTATCTATCTTACGGTTAATTGTTAAATCCAGCCTTGTTGAGTTCGGCAAGGAAGTCGTCGTCGGCTAGTCCTTCCGTGCCGTTGCTGGTGATGCTGCTGCTACCGACTTGCATTGCGCCATGATTGACGGGGGGAATGGGAGGATTCGGGTCGGCCAAGCGAATGGGCGTTTCCGTTTCCTTTTCTTCCCCGAGCATAATGCGGATTTCTTTTTCCAACTCTTCGGTGGTCATGACTTTTCGTAACCCGTGGATGTCGTGGAGGTTGTTCATCCAGGTGGTGACTTCGTCTTTGGTTCCTGCGGGGGTGGATTTGGGTGCGAATTTGGATTTGGTGAAATCGGGCCATTCGCCTTTTCGGTTGACGGTGATGACGAAGTCTTTGCCGGTTTTGAGGTCGGTTACGTCATCGGGGTTGAGGGGGTCGGCTAATATTGCATCGCAGATGAGGTCGAATAGTTGTTTGCTCATGCTGATGATTTTGGGTCCGACGTTGGTGCGTGTTTCGCCTGTTTTGAGGTCGGTTTCGCTGCGGATGATGCAGTTGGCGTAGAAGCGTGGGTGGCATTTTAGGTTGCGGTATTCGGTTTGGAGTCGTTCGCGTTCTTCGTCGCTGCTGGCTTTTTCGGATTGTCGCCAGAGGGGTGCGATGTAGTCGCAGACGGGGCATTTGCCGACCCATTTGTTGGTGGTTTCATCGTGTGTCTTGGGACAGTGGATGTTTTTGCCGTTGATTTTGTGGGTGCGGGTTGCGGAGAAGAAGTCCTGCCCTTGTGTGCTGGGGAGGATGCGGATGATGATTGCGCCTTCTTTGGGGAAGGTGACGAAATTCTCCAAGAAGTTGGGGGTTTCGTGTTGGGCTTTTGCCTTTTTGAGAGATTCGAACATGGTCTTGTGACCCTTTCATAGTTGTGGCAAGTAAGATTGGTTTTTGTAGTTGTCTTAGTTGCCGTGGTTAATGTTGTTTTTGAGGTTAGTGTTTTTGTGTGACCCATTGCAAGGTCAGTTTGGAATTTTTTTTCTTTTACATGTATATCGGTTGGTTTTGGGGGTTTCTTTACTTTGTTAGTTTGATTGGGTTTTTTGTTCTGGTTTGATTCTCTTGGTGGCCCCAGCGCATTGTGTGCGTTGGGGTTTTTTTTTGATTTTTTTTTTAATTGGGGTTGTTTTTATTTTGGGTAATTGTCATGTTGTGGGTGTTGTGAGTTTTTTATTTTGTTGATTTTTTTGGAAAAAGGGTTTGATGATGGCGAAGAAAAAGGCTGAGGTGGGTGAGTTGGTGCGGTCGCGGTATGAGGTGGATGTGGAGTTGACGACGCCGATGTTGGGGACGGTGCCGTATAATAAGGAGGTGTATGCGTCGTTTGTGGCGACGAAGGCTGCGGAGTTGGGGTTGGTGGAGGAGGAGGTGGGGACGGTGGAGGATCGGGAGCAGCGGGGGTGGACGGGGTTTCATCGGTTTGAGGAGGGGGAGTTGAAGGGGCAGCCGTTTATTTATGATTATGTGGTGAAGGGGTTTTTTAAGGAGGCGGCGCGGTGTATGAATCGGGTGAAGGGTTCGTATACGGGGTCGATTTTTGCGTTTATTAAGGTGATTGATGGGAATTGTTTTGTGTTTCCGAGACGGTTGCCGTTGGTGTTGCCTGCGGGGGTGGATGGGTTGAAGTTGCCGGTGTTGGAGCGCCCGTTGCGTTGTCAGACGGCGCAGGGGGAGCGGGTGACGGTGACACGGGCGGATGTGGTGCCTGAGGGGACGCGGTTTTCGTTTCGGTTGGATGTGTTGGGGGCTGATCCGTGTGAGGAGTTGTTGCGGGAGTGGTTGGATTATGGGGTGTATCGGGCGTTTGGGCAGTGGCGGAATGGTTCGTATGGGCGCATGACGTATAAGTTGCGTCAAGTGGAGTGGGTGTGATTAAGAGGTTGTGCCCAGTTAATGGTAAAGTATGTTAAGCTAGGGTGAGGGTAGAGTACGTTACTTTAGGGTGATGGTGATTTGATGTACTGTGTGTGTAAAGTTGGGTCTACTAGGGTGTGCGTATAGTGCTGTGTATTCTTGTCATGCCACAGTAAGGTGTTTTCACGTTAAGGTGTTAGTAAAGTATAGAAAGAGGGAGTGTACTGTATGTGTGAAGTACCGTGAATTACATTGCCGTGTTTGTAAAGTTAAGTGATTTTAAGTCGGGTGTTGTAGTGTAATAAGTATAGTCATTTACGGTAAGGCAGCCTGATGTAAGCAGTAAGGCAGCCTGATGTAAGCAGTATGGTAAATTTTAGTTAGGAGTAAGGTGGAATGAAGTTGCGTCTTGTATGTGTAAAGTGGAGTGAGCTTATGTTAAGCATGAGTGAAATGGAGTGAGCTTATGGTGAGGTGGGGTAATATGGGTTAATCTATTGTGTTGGTATATTTATTTACTGTTGCGTAATAGTGAGTGCCGGGGTCTTAGGATGGCCCCGGCTTTTTTGTTAGTCGAAGCTGCGTTGGTCGGTTTGGGGGCAGTCTCCTTGGGTGGCGCGGGTGGTGAAGTAGTCGTACATCATGCGGGTGGTGTTGGCGTGTTTGCGGTGAGCATGGCGGCAAGCGTTGTGGGCGATGGTAGTTAAATAATTGAAGGGGTGTTTGTCAATTTTAACTTTGTCTAGGTGTCTTAAAAAGAGTATCCAGGTTTCTTGGATGGCGTCGTCGGAGTTGTCGTGGCCGTATTTGCTGGCGACTCCTTGGGCGATGGCTTGTAAGTATTGGGTTAAACGGGGGCTGATGGTGCCCGTGTTTTTGTAATCTTGGAGGGCGGTGCGTAATTGTTCTGTGGTTACATAATGTCCGTTACTCATTTACGTTAATTAAGTAAAGAGGTGAATTTATGCTATCACGAGAGAATGCCAGAAAAGTTCTAGATGATTTAAATGTTCCGCTGCCGGTGATGAGTGGTCGTGGAATTGTGATTTGCGCTGGCGGGGTGAAGTACAATACGAATGCTTACGCGAATATTCGGTTGTTACGAAAATTAGGGTGTACGTTACCGATTCAATTATGGTATTTGCCGCATGAGCATGATGACGTGTTTAATGAGTTGGTACAACAGTTTAATGTGACGTGTGTGAATGCGGAGGATGTATTGAAGGAACATCCTCACTCCCATTTGAATGGTTGGGAGTTGAAGTCGTATGCGATTAAGTGGTGTCCGTTTCAGGAAGTGTTGTTTATCGATGCGGATTGTTTCGCTATTAGGAATCCTGAGCCGATTTTTGAGGAGGAGGCGTTTAAGGAGCATGGCGCAATTTTTATGCCTGACGTGCGAAAGATGCCGAGCACGCATAAGTTTTGGGGGTTGTTTCAAATTCCGTATGTGGAGGAAGACGAGTTTGAGTCAGGCGCGATTTTTATTGATAAGTCGCGGTGTTGGCGGGAAGTGTGTATTGCGGATTACATTAATGAGCATGGGATTGCGTTTTATTGGCGGGAAGCGGGGATGCATGGGGATAAGGATAGCTGGAATGCGGCGTTTCATGTGACGGGGCGGAAGTTTGCGATGACGAGTACCCCTGTGCATCATTTGGAGGGGTGCGGGATTGCGTGTTTGGTGCAGTATGATTTGCAGGGGGAGCGTTTGTGGTTGCATCGCAATTTGGCTAAGTTTCAGTTGTATGGGGATAATCCGAGGTTGCCTGGGTTTACGCATGAGGATGTTTTGTTGCGGTTTGTGGAGGATTTGCGGGGTGCGTGGTTGGGATCGAGTGAGCCGGGGGATGAGTGGGTGGGGAAGCGGTTTATGTATTATCGGTTGGGGTTGGATTCGAGACCGTTGACGTTGGGGGCGCGAGGGGTGATTAGTGAGAATCCTGCGGGTCGGGAGCGGTTTTGGTATAAGTCGGGGGAGGCGTTGTATGTCGTGGGGGATGATGGGGCGTTATCTTTTGTGTGTGTGCGGACGGTGAATGAGTCGAGGATATGGGTGGGGCGTTGGTTGAATTATGAGAAGTGTCCTATTGTGTTGGTGGAGGTGGTTTAGTGGAAAAGATTTGTTTACGATCAGGGCTCTCATTGGGGGATATCACTGTGCTTACGGCTACAGTTGAGAGTCTTCATCGTCAATTTCCAGGTAAGTATGAAACGCATATTTCTACAACTTGCGATTCAATTTGGCAACATAATCCTCATATAGCCAGTATTGTTCCTTATCAATCGAAATCAGAGGATACGGTTTTGCCAGATGGGGTGAGACTTGTTGAATGTCATTATCCTACGGTGAATCAATCGAATCAGCGTAATGTGACATTTTTGAATGGTTATTGTGACCATTTGGCGAAGACGTTGAATATTCCGTTAGAGATGCAAGTGAATCGTCCTTACATTTATTTGAGTGAGGAAGAGAAATCGTGGGTCAGCATGATCGAGCAACATTTCACGAAGTGTAAGACTCGGTATTGGTTGATATCGGCAGGATCGAAGAATGATTATACGATAAAACAGTGGCCGTATTATCAGCAGGTGGTGGATCATTTTGCGGGGCGTGTGCAGTTTGTGCAGATTGGTCAAAGCAAGGATATGCATGTGCCTTTAAAGGGTGCAATTAATTTGATTGACCAGACGGATGTGCGACAGTTGATTCGGTTGGTGTCGCATTGTGAGGGTGGGTTGGGGCCGATCACGGGATTGAATCATTTGTGCGCGGCGTTTGATCGGGCTTACGTGTGTATTGGGGGAGGCAGAGAGCCCGCCATGTGGATGAATAATTATCACACGACTCATTTGTTGCACGCTGGCCCAATGCGGTGTATGCATGGTCATGGCTGCTGGTTATCGAGGGCAGTGCCGTTGAATGATGGGGATAAAAAGGATAACGAGTTGTGTCGTAATCCTGTATTTGTGAATCACCCTTACCCCGTGGCGAAGTGCATGTCGCTTATTACAGCACAGGAAGTGTGTTTGACCATTGAGCGGATTCTCAATGGTTTTATTGCGTGAGTTTACGGTGGGGGTGGGGCAGTGCTGCTAGCCGGGTGGCTGCTGCTAGGACTGGGGCTGCCGTAACAATTGGTTTGTCCTGTTTGACTGCTGGTTCCACCTGGGGGCGGTTCGTCGCAATTACAACCACTGAGGCAGGTGTTACTAATGAGTGTCCAGCTAACTGTATCCCAGACCCATGAGCAGTAGCCGCTACAACTGGGGCTAGCACTTGGGCTCGGACTTTCGCTTGGGCTCGGGCTTTCGCTCGGACTGGGGCTAGCACTTGGACTACTGGGCGGGCTTTCCCATCCGCAGCAGGGCATGAAGGATTGTCCATGTGATGCGCCAGATTGAGTTGGTGGGTCAGTGCAGAGGCAACCATCGGGGCAATAGGGCTCTTCAAGATGCCAACTATCGGATAGTGCGTCCCAGACCCAGTTGCAACGTTGTCCGCTGCATTCGCTGGTATCGCAAGTGCTACTGGCAGGGGAACAGCAGACAGAGGCGGTTTGTCCATGTGATGTTCCGGGGGTAACAGGAGTGGATACGCAGAGACATCCGCCACCGCAGGGAGTGGTCAAATACCACACGTCACCCAATTCGTCCCAAGTGTATACGCATTGATGTCCTTCGCAGGCTGTGCCGCAACTGCCAATGGAACTGCAACAGGGTTGGTAGAGTTCGTGTGGGGTGGTGCCGGGGCCAGGGGGTGATGGGCAAATGCAGGGTGGTGTGCAATCAGCCACGAGTGTCCATTCGTCGCTGAATATCTTGGCCCATTCCCAGGTGCAATTTTCCATGCAGGGCGAGCAACTGCTGACGCTGGGGTAACTGCTGGGGCTGCAACAGGGTTCGTAGGTTTGTCCGTCGTATTCGCCAAATTCGGGTGGTGTGGGGCAAATGCATGTTCCGTAGTCACAGGGGATGGTGAGATCCCATGATCGGAATGCTTCTGTCCAAGTCCATTGGCAAATTTGGGATGAGCATTCGGAGAGGCAACTGGGGCTGCAACTGGGGTAGCAACGACTGACGCTGGTGCTGCCTGTGCTGCATGCGGTTTTGGTGATTTGTTGGTGGCTACTACCGACGCAGGAAGGACATTCGCAACCACAGCCGGGAAGTGTGCAACCGATGATGAGGTTCCATGCGCCTGTTTGGGCGTCCCACCACCATTCGCATTGGTATTGTCCGCAGGGGTTGCTGCTGCCACTGGTGGAACTGGATGAGCAGCAGATGTAGACACAACTGGGTTGGTTGGCTTGGCTGTAACAGAAATATCCGTCTTGGAAGACGAGGTTTAGGGTATCTTGGCAGACGTAGTCGCCGTCTCGGTAGAGTCGGCCTTGTCCTACTCTGACTATTTCTGTGCCTGTGCAACGTTGGCTGCTGGGCGGCACGCTGGAACTAGGTGGGACACTGGAACTGGGCGGCACACTGCTGCTAGGTGGGCTGCCGCTGCTTTGGCTGGGTTCGCTGCTACTGGGGCTGCAACTGGTAGTGACTTCGTGGTGTAGGTCATCGTAATCCAGATTGAATGGATTGTTGAGGATGCGGGTGCTGACGCCTTGTGGCCCGTAAGTCCAGCATACGTCTTCGGCGGTGGGTATCCAGGCTTTGGTGCCGTTATAGACTACGTCAGCGCCGGTGAGTGTTTTGTAGTGACAATAGTCTTTGGCGGCTTGGCTGGCGAGGCTGGCGAGTTGGGCTTGGTTGGCGGGGTCGTCTTGGCTAGTTTTTGTTTCGCAATCACAGTATTGGGCTTTGGCGGTGTCGCGGAATGATTTGACTGTTCCGGGTACGTAACCGCAGCCTAGGTTGCCACAGGACATTCCGAGATCGGCGGTATTGATGGTGATATCGTGGTAGGTGCCTGCGGCGAGTGGGAAGGGGAGGTGGTTGGGTTTGGGTTCTTCCCAGGCTTGTGTGTTGTCGCACCAAATGGGGAAATTAAAAACAAATTTTTCGGGTAGTTGGGCGGCGGCTCGGGCGGCGTTTTGGATGTATTTAGTGCTGTATGCATCGCCGCCTGCGTGAGTGTCGAGTGTGCCGAAGAGGGCGATGTTTTGATTCCAGGCTAGTTTGCAGTTGGCGTAGGAGAGTGTGCGGTAGGTGTCGTTGAGGTTGCGGATGAAGACGTGTCCGATGTTGTAGCAGATGGCGTCTAGGATTGCGCTGGCGGGAGCGTAGGGGTCAGTGAGGAAACTATTGTAGCTGGGTTTGCCATAGGCGGAATCGATGGCGTCAATGGTGAGTGTGATGCCGATGTTGCTGGCGATGTTATTGAGTAGGGCATTCCAGTCGGTGAGGATGGGGTTGCTGGTGTGTTGGTAGTTTTGCCAGTAGTAGCGTTCGTCTACGAGACAGGCTAGGTATAAATCTTGGGTGTATGTTTTAGCGCCGAGTTCTGCGAGGGGTCGGGGTGGCAGAAGGTAGAGCGGGGTGGTGAGGGTGGTTGTGCCTTGTTGGAGGAGTAGGTTTTTCTTGTGGGCGTAACCAATTCCACTGCTGCTACTGTGTGTGCCGTAAGCAGCGAGTTCCATTTTGTTGAGTTGGGTGCGGGTGGCGAGAAACCAAAATTCGTCCCAGCGACTTGCGCCAGCGGGGTGGAAGTATTGGTAGAGTTGTATTTTGCGGCGTTCGGGTGAGCGGAGGGTGGTGAGTCCGGGGCGTCTTCCGTTGTGGGTGGTGGGACCGACGAGTTTGCGTCCGTCTTCAATGGCGATATTGTCGTGAATCCATTGGAGGAGGTCGACTTGGGGGATAGCGAGTGGTTCACCGGCATACGAAAGACTATAAGACATTATTCATGAACCTCACTTCCCAGGAAGAATCAATGTATAACCATTCGGGGCGGGTGAGATCCCGTGCTGGCTTGTCAATTTCGAGGAGTCGCATGGGTTCCGCGAAGTTCCCAATACTATCAGTTTGGCAATGGTGGAACATTTGCAGGCTGTTAATCATGGTGGCGAGCCGACTGTAAATACCTAATGCTGTTTGGGTGAGGGCTAATCCATCGCGGCTGGTATCGTCCAGTGCATTTTGTGACCATAGGCGAATGTGGAGTCGCATGGTGAGTAGTCCGCCGTAAGCCCCTGCTGATTCGACGAAGCCTTGATCGATGCTGATACTGCCTGGGCTTATGCAACAATAAATGCCACCCATTGTATCGATTTTGGTGGGTTCGATACTGAGGAAACATTCTGCCTCAGTGAAGATTTCATCACTGACGAGGTGTTGTTGAATGGCGTTAAGAACATTGTTGATTGCGTAGCCCATGTAGCTCCTATTAACCTATTAAAGTGTCACTGATAGTTTCTGAGCCGCTGTCAGCACTAGGAAGTTGACGGGCTTGGTCACGAAGGTTGAAATAACGATTGCAGTAGGTTTGGAATTTGCCTGCGGAATCGTTGGTGGTGGTGAGGATTGCGCCATCACCAAGGTAAAACTGACTGGCTCCACTATGAATAGCGAGGCTTGGCCCGTAAGTGTAAAGTTCGGTCATCTGTCCTAAACTCAGGTAATCGATAGCGATACTCCCTGTGACACTTGTGAAGGCTACTTTCAGTTGGGTAATGGGCGGCAGGATGTTGGGGGTTATGAAGCTGGTGGTGGTACAAACCCAAGTAGTATCGCTGGCAATTGCGGTGGCGGTGCTGTTGGTTGTGCCTGCGTCATCAGTGAGAGCATTGGTGCCATCGGTGAGGCTGATGGTGACGGTGCCGGTTCCTTTGGCCCAGTAGGCACAACTGTATTGCGTGTTGGGATACAGTGTGCCGCTGGTGCCTGTGCTGCTGTCGAAGGTTTGTGTGGCATTACCGTTTCCTGTGGCATATAAAGTATTGATGCCGTAGTAAGGGGTGATGCTGTTATCAATAGAGCAGGAGGTGAGTGTCCAGCCTGTGCTATCGGCTAGGAAGGTGCTGTTGGTGAGAATATTTCCATAACTGTTGTCCCCGGTGGCGCTGATGCAAGTGAGGCTGGCTTGGTAACCTGAACCTTTGTTGGGCCAGAGTGCGGAAAGGGGATCGCTAATGGAGTATTCCCCTTGGGCGAGAAAATTTTCGTTGCCGAGGGTCATGCCGCCTGTTTGCGCATCGGCGGTACAATCGATGACGACATGTTCTGCGAAAATGTTTTCATTGATTTTACCATTGATGTTTTTAATGGAGTAGGTAAAAACACCATCGCCGTTGTTCGTGTTGGCGGTGATACTGGCGGTGATGGTGTTCTTTTTTACGGTGTCTCCTGCAACCATCATTTGTCGGACAAGTTCATCGTAGGCGGTATAAAAGTCGGTATTAGGTTGGGGATTATCCGCATTGACAACAGTGATGATGGTGTTGTTGGCGATGGTGGCTAGACTGCTACCTAGTGTTTGACTGTTGCCAATGTAGGTGTTTTCGATGTTGGGTATTTCGGTAATGAGGTCTTGATCCCCAGTGCTTTCGTAGGCGGTTTGAATGGCGGTGAATTGGGTGGGGATCGCCTTCACATGGTTTTCGCTGATTTCATGTGTGTAGAAGACTTTGCCGAGATTGGTGAAGAGGTCTTGTATGTCAATCGCCATTATTGTGGGCTCCTATTTTGTGTATTGTAGGGGGTGAGGATATCCGTTTTGAAATTAGTCGCGGGGATAAAGTTTGGCCCCTGTCCGAATGCGCCTTTATACATGGGGTTACGCGGCAATTGTAATGGTTCGTTATATTCGTAGGGGTCATATTGTCCGTACCAATATTCACCTCGAATGCGGTAGAACCATGTTTTACCGTCTTCTTGGAGGACGGGAGTATCGGGATAGATCCAGGCTTTAAGTAGCACATCATTAGTTGCAGGGTGTGGCAATTCAGGTTGTTTGCCAGTGCGTTCAATGATCCAGCGGATTTTTTTGATACTCATGGGGGCACCAACGGTAACAAATTGAGAGTAGGATTTGGGGGCCGCTACGCTCATTTGGAACGTGTTATAGTTGGTGAATGTGTTTTCAGCCATGCAGGTATTGTCAGAATAGGCCGCTTGGGTCTGTTGATCTGAATACTGCGTGTTTTGGTCGTAATTCTTTTGGACTGGCTTTACGACTTTAACCTGTGGCTGTTCTTGTTTTGGCTTTTCCGCAGTAGGTGTTTTAGGGAGTGTGATTGACTTACCAACGCAGGGTGCGCCGAGAGCACAGCCAATTAAGTACGCATTATAATTAGCGGGTTGACGAGCTTTGTTTAATTTAATGTCATCAAGTGGGATTTCTTGTCCAATGCGGTGGGTGAGAGCATTGAAACCATCTGCGGTGAATTTTTTGGGTGGGGATTTATTCGTTTTAATTCGAATAGTGATCTTTTTATTATAAATGTCTTCGGTAATACTGCCGCCCACAATCCATTCTGCACCCTCTGTCTCCATCCTGTTTTTATCTGTAAGGTTGATGCGGGAGAAAATGATACGAGCGGCTGTTTTGAGGAGATCGTCGTATTTGGTTTCGGGCTTTTCGGGGGTGCTGGGTGCGCCAGTGATGGTGACACTGACTTCGTTTTCTACTTGTCCTGCTCCAAGGATGCCGAACGTTTGGGTGTATTGAGCATCGATGTTAACAGCTTCCCCAGGTAATGCTAAATGCATTTCTTTATCGACAATGGTGTAACGATAGGTGAGGGTATCGGGTTCTACACTGATAGTAATATTTTCACGTTTCCATCCTTGGGGGATGCTGGGGAGGATAGTGGTGGCAACAATTTTAGCGGCAGCCGCAGCATCGAGCGGGGCATTTTTACCACTGAGGATGAGCACGCCTTGGATGTTGCGTGTGTGTAAGTAGTTACCGTCTAGACTATCATTTACTCCGAAACGATTACTGAGGACGGTGAAGCCACCCATTTGTTTGTAGGTGGTGTTTTGTGAGCACATGCCTTCGTTGCATTCGTTAATGTAGGTTTCGATTTCGTATTCAACGAAGAGGCTTTGGCCGCCATCGATTTTGATTACGTTGAAGTGAATTGGTTTGGGGCCGTTTGCTTCGTCGCGTCCTTGTCCTGGGAGTGGGGAGCGGATCATTTCGACCCCATCAACTGTGTAAACAAGTGTGCCTCGGGGGGTGAGTAATCGTTGGCGGATGGCGACGACTTCGGAGGGAGCTTTGCAACCGTAAGTGTTTGTGCCTCCATTGATGATTTGGCTGGGGATGGGGAGTTTGCCTTTTTCTTGCGCACAGAGGTTAATGACACCGCTGACGTTGATGGTAATCTTTTGGTAGAGGAGGTCAGTGTGGCTCGGATCGTAGATTGGCTCTTGGCGGAAGCTGTTGGTTTTGATGTAACCAATTTGAACGCCTTGATAGGTGAGGGTACTAGCTGCCATTATGCTCCTTCCCATTTGAAGATATTGGGGTCTAAGTATTTACTGGCGCGACCCTCACCAAATTCACGTAAAGTGTTGCCAAGTGGGCCAAAATCGGACTTAGTACCCCAGATACCCTTAGCCCATTCCCACACTTCATGGATTGTATCCTTTATGCCTTTCACTGGATTACGGGCGTATTCAGCAAGTTTGAAGAGGACAGCGAGCAGATTGATAATAGCCATGATTCCTGCGAGGATACCGCCGAGGATATTGAAGAGAGTGTCCCACATGGGTCGGAGGTTTTCTTTGAGCGCATCCGATTGGTATTGGAGCCAACCTGTGACGGCGGCTCTGTTTTCACCACTGCGGATGTTGCGTTGTATTTTGTTGACTTCGGATCGGGCGAAGACTCGTGCGATATCTCCATTGAAGTTTTTGAGTCGGTCTTGAGATTTCCACATAATCTCTGTGAATCCGGCAACAGCGGAAGTAGCAAGAGTGAGAGCAATGGCCCAACCGATGGGATTAGTGAGTCCTGCTGTAACCCCCGCAACAGCAAGTCCTGTGGTCGCGGCTGTTTTCATAGCAGAACCAGCCGTTAACCCTGCTCGTAAAATACCAGCACCCCCAAGTCGTGCGGCTGACCAAGCAGCTTTTCCGGCTGTTAATGCTGCGGGAAAAGCCCCTAAACCTATGCGTCCTGCGGCTAAGAGTCTTGCGCTTGATCCAGCCCAACCTTTTCCCACGGGAACTCTGGCTAATGGGCCTACAATGTCAGTAAACATTGATCCCCATTTTTTGAATCTGTCGACTAGATTACCAATTGCTGGAACAGCATCCATCCAGCGACCAAGTCTGCCAAGTTTGGTAAATTTTGCAGGTGGTAAGGGAGTGGTTGAAATTGTTTGTTGTTCTTTTTCTGCTTTTTTAGCACTCAGCGAGTCTGTTATAAATCTCCACGCTTCTGCTGCTGGGTTAATGGTTGCTGGATTTATCGACCATCTTTCTTTGAGCTTTATTCGATCTGGGGGTCTGCCAGGACTATACCACGGTACACCAGCCATATTCATCGCACTACTTAGCCCACTTCGCCAAGGCATGTATCTAGCAAATTGGCCCTTATAAGGGTCTGCCCCCAATGCTCTTAATCGTTCGATAAACTGATAATCTGTTTCCCCTTTTAACTGTTTTTTTAATACGGGTTTAGAAATAGATGGAACAAAACCCTGCCAAAAAACTGAGGGATATGCAGCACGAGTTTGTCCTAATTTAAAAAACGACTTCCAATGAAAACGTTGAGGTGCAACCGCGTGTAGAATTGAATCTGCTGGAACACTTCGACTTTTTAATGCATCCCTAGCCGCTAAACCGCTGCTTGTAGCCAACAATTGCTTGACAAAACCATGACCCTGGCCACCTACGGCGCGACCAATCGTATTTTTGAGCGTGGTTTCAAATTTGGATAACGACGTGCCCCCGAAGATTTGACGTAACGTATTCTGAAAACTGGCGAAGATTTGCCGCATATCATCGGGCATAATGCCACTCATATCCGGCATACGAAAATCACCACCCCCGCCACTTCGTCCGCCTTGTCGAGTGGCCTTTGTACCTGAGGCAGAACTTCCTTTCACTGCGGCCAACATTTCCTTATGCGCAACAATAAAAGCCTGCCTAGATTCGATGAGGATTGCTTTAATATCTTCTAGATTCGCCATGTTACCTCTATTCAAACTGATTCATGCGAGATTGCACGTTCGATTTCGCCTTCTCAGTCGCCATCTTCAGCATCTCACGCTGCATAGGAGTTTCCGTCATACTCTCAATCCATTGCTCGGAATACTCCGAACCCAACGCAGACCCAATCGCCACCATCACGGGAAATGATTTACGCTGCTGAGTACGCTGCAAATTCAATTGTAATCCTAACCATTCGGCGTAAGTGAGTTTTCGACCCACCCAGCCGGTTCCGTATTCGGCGCTGAAGTCGGCGTATCTTCTTCCGTTTTTTTTAGCGTGCTCAAAAACTCATGCCAATCCATCAACACCTTTAAAACCTGCGAACCACCCAACCCCACGTAAGTTCCCTCTCCTGTGCGATGTAACGGCTCAATATTAAACACGCCACGCAACTTATCGATCAAACCCATCGTCATACGGGCGGCTTCCCCCGCTTCCTTGATATTCTCCACCCCCGCTTCCAAATCCATTTCATGTTTCAGGAATGTCCCGAAAGCCGCTTCCCAATCAAAATCATCAAACGACGCGATTTTGAGCATCACGTCATAAGGATCAACTGCGACCAATTGTTCCCCATTATAATACTCAAAAATCTTCACTTCATTCGGGTCAAAGAACAACGCTTGCTCGCTCATACAATTCACTTTCTTTATAAGATGGTTAATTAGGTAATGTTCTCGTAGTAAAGTATTCCAGAAGCATTCGGTAATGCGCGGAGCACCAAACGATGACGAGTAACCTTTGTACCCACCTTATAAGAGCGTTCATCCACCACATAACACTGCGGGAAAGCCCAATTACCCTCAGGAGTACCGCTGGAATAATTGTTCACTGTGGCCAAGGAGCCTGGATTCTTACAATCTCCCGTTGTGCCACCATATTGTCGCTTGATGTAAACGCTAAACATTTTATTGCAAGCGATCATCAAATCGCCAGCTAAAGACGACTCATTCGGAGTCACTCCAACCGTACCTTGATATTCACGAGTAATAACATCTCGTAATACGTCTAAATCATACTTAATCAGGTCGAGGGTGATTCGTGCTTCCATCCCAAAGTTCTGCACATCCTCAGGAATATGCCCGCCCAATCGATCTGTATAAACATCCTCGGCATAATGGGTCTCAGCGATCTCGACACCATCCACCGTCCAACCCAATTCATTGAAACCATTTTGTGTGTGAGTGTTTGCGGCAGCCACTCCAACCGTTGCGTAACCATTGACGTGAAGAAAACTTGGCATAGTTGCTCCTAATTAAAAAAATCTAAAAAGTATTTACCCTCTTACGTGGGCGTATCCGGCACAGGTTTAATCGATAGTGTCCCGCGTGCTAACACCGTGTCATCCGTGTCATTTCGTAAAGCCCATTTCAGATCCCTTGCCGTCCCTGTATATGTATCGTCCGAAGTAATCGTTACCTGATTATGAGAAGCCCCACTGATCGTGATATTCGCCCCACTCAACGAAAAATCAACCGTCGTATTATCTTGTTTATAAGCGATAAACGTGAGAGTTTTTCCTTGTAAATCAATGGGCGAACCTAGCGCATCCGTAATCACCATCGGGCCAAATGCAAATCCTGCATATTGCCACGCCACCCATTCAAAACTGGATACCTGCCCCACCCCCACCGTCACGCTTAACGGCAAGACTTGCACACCACTAGCAGCAGCCTGTGCTAACGCCGTTGCCGTAAATTGATAATTCAACCCAATGGCTTGAATCATATTTCGCAGCCATGATAAGACCCCCGTGTCCATAATGTCTGCGTAAACATTTTCAGGCACGATACTATAAACCACACTGCGAAACGGAAGGACACCCGTGGCATACCCAACAGCATGGATAATGCCACCCGCATCGTTAACCGTGTCGGGGATGGTGAGTTCATAATACCCATTAGCAACATGAGCCCAAGTCGTGACGGTGGGGGTAAGACTCACTTGGGTAATGCTTTGATCGTCGCTATTCTCTCGAATTAAATTAAGCGTTAGTCCTGGCGCATCCCACGCTAAGTTCGTGACACGAGTTTTAAAATCCGTATCGTTAATAATTGGGCCAAGTACCACGGTGATCGTATTATTAATAGGTTTGAGCATACTTGTATTTAGAAACCTCCCGTATTAATCATGCGGTAATACCAATCAGCCTTCCCCTCCTTGATATCCACGACGGGCGCAAGGACTGCCGTTAAAGCGGACAACGTAGTCGTATTCCAAATTACTTGGGGTATTGGAGGCTGTAATTCCGCTACAACAGGCAATACTTGGGGATACACAGCCCGCTGCAAATCCGCTCGCACGTCTATCGGATCGGGCGGGTAAATCACATGTGGAGTGGGGGTTTCCACGAGAGTCTGTATTGTGAGTGACCCCGGTTGATAGATCAGGCGGGCTTGGGGAGTTTCTACGACTACGGTAACACTCACAGGATCAGGCTGGATCGCTACGTGTGGGGTAGGCGACATTACACTCGTATTTGCGTTCACATGTCCACTGACGCTAATCTGGATGATTGGGGAGGCTACGGTGGCTGTGGCAGTGAGTGTGTCGGGGGTGACAACGATGTTTTGGCCCACACTGGGGGCATGTACCGTGGCTGTGGCAGTTAACGTGTCGGGGGTAACTGTTACGCTTGTTACCGATGTTTCTACCGTGGCAGTCACATACACGGGGGTAATCAATCGCACATCATCAAAATTAAAAGCGAAATCTACATTCGCAACATTATCTTGGTAGGAATTAAAGGGGAAGAAGTAACGGAAGTTTTCAGTTTGGCAAGTAGTTGTTTTTTGCGTTCCGACTTGGGTTTGCATTCCTTGGTCGCTGTAAACATCCAAAGTTAATGTGGTTCCAGTTCGATTCACCTTTACCCAATAATTCGTATTGGCGCTAATGACTTGACTCACAGCGGTTCCAACATTGGGGGCAACAAGATGCACATACCATTGGCCACTGTTGGTTCGCATTAGACTGGGGCGAATACAGTGCAAGCCTTGGGATTGATTGTAAGAGTTATTTGTATTGTTGGCGAAAAGCATGGGAGCAATGCCGCCGTCATTAGGATTACCACTAACAGAACATTTAAACGTGAGTGTAAAGTCTCTTACCCCGTTCGCTCCAAAGTCGTGATAGAGTTGACTTACAGCGTTGCGTATAGCTGTGCCACTTACACCATAATCGGTTACGGTAAGGTTTGATCCGGCATCATTTAAAGTGTAATCAGGGAGGTAAGTGGGCTGATAAATGGCCGGGGCAATCACCAATGGTGTTGATGTCTCATTAGTTGTTGAAACATTAACGACATTGGGCGTTACAGTAATACTCCCGCTTGTGTTAATCGTGGGAGCATGCACATTACAGGTAACATTGATCGTGTCGGGGAAACAGGCGCGACACAGTTCCGTATTCACTGGTAATGTGTCAGGACTTGTAATGACTGTGGGGGATGAAGCTAATGTTTCAGCAATGACATCTAATGTCGTAACATCAGTTGTTACCAATAAAGAGTTTGTCGGTTGCAACGCTTTGGCATTGACAAGAGCATACTGCACGATTTCAATTTCATCGTGAACACCTGTGAATGTTCTCGTACCGTAATTTTGATTATCAGCTAAGACCCAAGTTGGATTCGTATGGGGGTAATCTGTGTAATACGTACCTAACAGGGTGTTTCTAATTGCATCTGAGTAAACATTAAAAGTATAACCACTCGCCTCAATAATTATCTCATACCAAATTTCTTGGGACGGATTACTGACAATGACGTGGTCGGTCACCGTAGGGTTCGCCGCATTCACCATGATTGCGGGAGTCGTATCATCTAATCCAGCAAAGAATTGAATGTAAGCATTAGTAGCATTGTTTTTTAGCGCCCAGAATACAAAGTTGTAATCACCTGTTCCGTTCGCGGTGAAATCTAAATGACCCCGAAATTTGACCGCATCATTAGGCGTGTAGCGACTGGAATATTGGGAGGCATAATAATAGCCACGAGGAGTTGCCGCAGCATCCGTGAAACTAACCCCAGTGCTGGTCTTACTTGTGCCTGTGAATGTGCCAATTAATGTAAGATCATTACCATTGAGCCCAATGACGGTAGTATTAATTATGACTTTGGGGATTGGGGTTACAATGGCTGCTGTTGCATTAATGACACTAGCTTCATAAGTTACGCCTGGGTTATTGATAACGACAGTAGGAGCATGAAGTGTGGCAGAAGGGGCGAGAGTCGCGGGATTATTGACAATTACATAGTCACTATCAATATAACTTAAATTTCCACCTTGACCGCTGACATACCAAGTGGGATGAGCCGCATCATAAACTTCTATGCAAGGAAATAATTGTGAGTATTTTTGACCGCTAACATCCGTTTGTGTCCGAGTTTCTTTAAGATTAGTCCGCGCTGCATCAGTATACCAATACCATGTTACGGTATTACTTGACTTGATAACTGTCCAATAAGTGGACTCATTATTGGCAGGCGTATTCGTCCAAAGCAAGTCGCCGTTAACATAAGTGTATAATCGATCACCATGCATTAAGTTGATACGATACGAGGTGAACGTACTAGTATTTGGGTCGGCAAAATCAAATAAACCAAACGGCATCCAATATGCAAAAGTTCCTGACTGAGCCGTTCTTTTCCAATCAAATAAATAATGAAAATTACCTATAACGTTGGAATTATAATCTTTATAAATCCTCCATCTTTCGTTTAAGTGTCCCTCCGTTAAAGTGAAACCATTGCTTGTAACAGTTAAACGATTTGCCAAATCATACTCGGTAAAACTCGTATAATCAAAGTAAGAATAACGAGGCAAAGCAACACTACAATTCAATACATCTGGAGTCACTACCACTGTATTCGTAATGTTGATAGTAGGAGTTTGCACACTAGCCGACACGCTCAACACAGTTGGATTAACCGACACTACATCAGTAAAAGTGATTAATGTCCGCCCATCATCAACCTTGCTCACCGTGGCTGTATATGAACCTGAATAATCGTAGTTGTAATCACGATTAACAAATAGGTAACGATGTTTACGTCCTGCTGTATCCGCGCCCGTGATGGTAAATGTTAAATTGGTACGGGCCTCATCGGCATACCGTTTCAAAGTAACCGTAGTGCCAGACTTAGCAATGGTAAAATATTCAGGAGTTCCATGCGAACGACCCCCCGAATTCAAATAATCGCCTCCACCACAAGACAAATACCAACCATGTGAAGACGCTGATTGTTGATACGGGAACGCTCCGCATGGTTGAGTTGGATAACCACCCGACCCAGGATCAGAATCATTACTCACTGACCAAACTAAAACATACTTATAGTTCCCTCCCATACTGATAACATTCGCCGTAAAATTATACGACCAATTCTCTAATGCTCCCGCCCCATAATCTTTATACAAACGATGCTTCGCCGTGCTATTTGTGAACGACACTAGCGCATCAAAAGTCCCCACCGTCATTACATTCGAAGGATCATTCTCCGTAAACGTGGGTAAATTCAGAAATTGCCACTGGGGATAAGCACACGAGGCCGTCACTACTGTTGGGAACACTTCCTTGTAACCTGTCAACGCCGCCATATGCCCATGCGTCACCGCCGTCCCAGTTGATCCGTTCGAAGATGCTACAATCAAATACCGATATGATTTACCCGAACAACCAGTAATCGTGCGATTGAATACTTCCGTCGTGTAAGACGAATCCGAATACACACGCAACACACAATTATCATCGACCCGCTTCACATCGAAATAATATTCAGTACCTAAATCCACCTCATCCAAATACGAAGCGGTGTTTTGTAATGCTGCGAAATGAATATAAGCCTTACCAGATGTGCTCGTGTAACCATACCCCACACTAATTGCATCATTTGCTCCCGACCAAAGCGTATTATGATCTCCTAAATCATCACTCACGGTTAACAAATAAGCATTCGAACCAGAAGCCACATCATCACAATGCGCCGCAAACCGAAAATGAAAATTATTGATACTGGTCAAATCCAAGTACACATAAGCCGACTCATTATTAGCATACTCAAACTCAATCTCGGTACTAGAAACTGAAGCATGACCATTCGGATCAACTTCGGTAAAACTTGTATAATTATAAGCCATTAAAAAACCTCTAAGCGTTAGAGTACGTCAACCGAAACGTCAGCCCTACACTCGGTGCTACAACCTCTGCCACAGCGTCTTCCACACTAGGTTCCACCGTCACATCCGGCGAACCACCACTCGTCGTCACACTCACATTCGACAAAGCCCATGCGCTATTACCTGCCCCCGGAAACTGCGAAAACTGCAAATACCCACTCGGCAAAACCTCCCCAGCCGGTGCCCCCGCATAAATACTCAACGGATCACTCACATTCCCATTCCAAGGCAAAGGCTCCGTCCGCCCCGCATCCGCATAAAACATACACCGCAACGCTTGAAACGTACTTGGCAAATCAGTCTCCGTCCCACCACAATCATTCCCCTTATACGCATCACTTGACCACGCAGGATTATCCGTACTCACCCGCGACAAACGACAATACACCGTGCCAGATTCAGGCAACGTAGGAGCCTCCCCCAAATTAATCAAATCTTGATTACCATTCACCGTAAAAGTAGTTGGCGTTCCCTCCTCACACGAACTCCCCCAAGCAGGATTCACATCTTGCGTAAAACTAGCACCACCAAATGGCACTCCGCCACTTGATGCAATCGTCAAACCATTATTCCACCAATACGGATTCGTCACCCAACCCGCATTCACATCAAAAGCAGAATCAGACAAGAAAAAAGCAATCGTAGTATACAAATCAGCAGGAGGATTCGCGTAAGTCACATCAAAATCAATCACCCAATCATCCCCCAACTCAGGCAAAGGCACATTCACCGTCGCATACCCCGATGCTTCCGACCCATCATATTCAACACTACTCGAAGAAACGCTTAACGATGTAGTTAAATCTGTTTCAATAGTCGCCGTGGTCAAATCAATGCTCGCCATACGCACCCCAATAAAAAAGCTGCCACTCTATTTAGTGGCAGCCTCAATTAATGGCAAACCTGAAACTTTCAGTTCTAACTCTAAGAAATCGTGATAATGCCGTTCGCGCTCCATTGGATAGTAAACGTACCACCAGTCACCGTCTGCACCCCGCCAAAATCAATACACGCAATCGGATACTTCGTAGCAGTCGTGTCGTCGTACAGTAAGGCGAAATAAGCACTAAATGTTGCCGAGGTCCAACTTACGTCGTCTGCATCGAATTTCGCAGCCGTAGCAGAAGTCACCGACTTATTCGCCAAAGTCGCACCACCCTGCGTATACCCGCCAGATGTGGCCAACTCATTCGTAGTGGAATAAGCCGCCAAAGTCGTATCGAACGAAAATGAATTGTTATACAACGCGCATTTAATCGTATCGTTAACCATATCGATGGTTTTCTTCATGATTTCAGTGCGCCAAGCATTGTAAGTTCCAGAAGCCATATTTTTACCTCTTAATTATTTGTAGCTACGCCAGTATTTAGAGTAGGCACAATGATTTTCTTATCAACTCTCCCATCACTGTAATTCGTCGACTCCACTTCCATCGTGATTGGCACCCGTGACCCGTCCTTCAACACGAGGAATGCTTGCTGGGATAAGGCTTGAGTTGTAAACAATGTGACCGCATCTAATGCATCCTGAGGAATGCTCACCATACTGGGATGAGAGCCCACAATCGATCTTTGCTCCAAAGTAATATCCTGTCCCAGCAAAGCGTAACAATATCCCAACTCCTCAGCCCAAGTTAAATTGGTCGGAAGAATTACTCCCTCCGCAGTAATCCAGGCTAAATCCACCGTTGGATAATCCTGTTTTGCATCAATTAATTGACATTGAGCTACCCCAATTTCCACACTCAGCGGTTCGAAAACAGTCGTCTTATACGTTTCCCATTCAGTAGGAGTTATTTCACCATTACGATATTTTTCGCCATGTTGATTATGGTCTAGTCGCAATTTTTCTTGCGCGGTAACACAATATGCCAATTTTTCAGACCAATTTGTAATGCCAGCAGGTATGCTAAAACTCATTATTTTTCCCCTAAATGTTTTAATTGAGTTTTAATCTCTGCTAAATCGGCTAAAACCCGTTCTCGAAATTGCTCGTTTTCACCTAATTGGTGATTCACTGTGGCCTCGATTTCTTGCATCCGGCTGCTTGTATCGTTCGCAATTCCTACTGACCAGGAAGCCATGCCTAGAAAAGTGACGACAATTACAGCAATGGTGGTTAGTAGAAAGTTAATGGTGCGCATTCTCATCGCACAATATTCTTTTGTTACAGGTGTCATGTTATCCCGCCCAAGGAAAGCGTTTAGTAGGCCAATAGCGGGAATTGTTTGTTAATAACGGTTGTTGAAACACCACGTAAGTAGGAATTTCATAGACGCCAGGATTGCCCGCTGTTTCATTGGCTTCAATATCAAACACCCGTTCTCCTAACCGTAATCGATCTAAAAATCGAAAAGATTCTTGCACAGTTGGATACTGGTCAAGATCATAACCACGCCTTTGACGAAGAAACGCAAACGCTAAATCACAGGTAATACGTTTCAAAAATGCCGCACCTTCGCCAGTCATATCTTGTAAATCCGTAGCATTATAACGATGCCCGACTAGCGCGGCAGAATTAATCATTCCACTCGCATCCTCCAATGCTTGAACCACATTAGGATGCACGATTAACGTAGCTAGGTCACTAATACGGTCGCCTCCATCCGTACACAAGTCACCTAATAACCTCACGTCATAACGAGAAGCGATATCTGAACCAGTTGCATATGCCATACTTCTATTTAGACGAATTAAACAAAAAAGGGGAAACCACGAATGGTCTCCCCTTCTAAGCAAGGAATTAAAAAACAAATCACTACGCCGTAACAGCGGTAATCAGGTAACCCGAAATGGGACTGACAACCTGAATGTCGAAATCTTCAACAACTCGCCCAACTGTTCTGCGGTTGTCGATTTCCACGCGCGACTCGACCGACATCTCTTCTGCCATGAACAAACCAATCGTGCTAAACGTTCCATCAACCTGCACAATTTCACCAGGACGAGCCACAAGAACCGCAGTCTGATCCGGCAAACAGTATTCATCCACCCGAGTTTCCTTCTTCTTCGAAGTAACCCGAACAGCATCCTCAACGATTACTGGCACACCATACAAACTATCGGGAAGACCCCACTGAACGAGGTTATTGGTCAACAACGGCAAGCTGAACGGAGACCCACTCATGTAATTGTGGATTTCCTGTGACTTGGCCATCTTGACCGCCGTATTCGGATTGACGAGCAACGCCAAATTCGACGGCTGAACCACACCATTCGTAGCCTTATGAATAGCCGACACAGCAGCCATCAAACCAGCTTTAATATAAGGTGCAGCCACAGTACCAACATCCCACTTGCCGCCACCCAAAGCAGTAGCCGTAGCAGTCTGAGTCATCAAAGCAGGATTAACCAACTTTGCCAAAGCGAGCTTCGTGCGAAGAGTCATTGCAATGCTCGCAGCGGTAGCCGCATAGCTTGCAACAATGTTCCATTCAGCTTGCTCAATAGCTTGTTCGCCCAGACTAAACGGGAATTGGTAACGACGGCAAGCATAAGGCGACCACTCGAAACCTTGTTCGATATAATTATCGCCAGCCGCCATACCATCAGCCCACAACCATTCAGCACCATCAGCACTAGTCCGCACAGATTCATCAATCTCACGCTTTTGGAAATAACCAACGCGCTTGTTGACCTTAATCAATGCAGCATACTTGTTGATGTTAAACGTGGCAGGATTACGAGAAAAGTCAGTTACGAGCTTGCCACTAGCTTCGAACGACGGAATAAAGGTGTTACTCCCACCGGGATAAGTCATAGTCATTAGACAGCCCCCTCTCTCACTTGGACACGGATCAAGCTACCATCCGAACCACTTTCCAGAGCTACCGCCCCGTACTTATCAGTGGAACCGGCATTCAGAGCTTTACCGTTCGCATCAGGCTTCAAGAAATCACCGTGAGTGATGGCAGTGCCACAGGTCAAATAACAGACTTGACCCACGGTATAAACCCCAACTTCTTGACCACTCGTTGCAGCATACGTGGCTGCACCGGGGAGCGGGGTAAGACGAGAATACTCTTGGCTAACACCAAGAGGTTTATCACCAGAACCGCTTTGCGCACAGTAAAAATCACTGGCAGCAGAGAGCGTCACAAACCTTGAAGGCTCGATAGTTCCAGTGGCAAACAACGACAATGCAGGCGCGTTGCTCATAGGATCTTGTGCTCCTTAAAAAAGAGAATTACGAAATTATTTAGCTATCTAACTTCTTTTTTTAAGAACCAATAAAAACAGCCAAGGCGGTTATTCGCCTTGGCTGCACGCACAAGCTCACCATTTAATCGAGCTTTATGCCCCCGCACACACCTGCTTCAACGCTTCCTCAAATGAACACTTCGTCCGAGTCGCCAAATCAATCGCCCGATTCATCTTCTCCGCAGTCATCGGCGGCTTCACACCCTCCTCCGTCTGCACAGGAACCACCCCCACCCCGCGATTAACAGGATACTCCGCATAACGAGACTTAATTACCTCACAATGCTTAACAAACTGAGAATCATTAAAATCCCGCACTAATTCCAATTCCTCAGCCAAATCAAACGCAAATTGCGCATTCAACTTGAACAATTCCTTCTCCCGACTCAACATACGCAACTGAGAACGTAAAGCACCCAACTCACTATGCAACTCAACCTGTTCCCGCTTATACCGCTCAACCACATCCTCCAACTGACCCAAAGACATCCCACTCGCGGAATAAGAAATCTTATCATCAGGAATAAACGTATTTGAACCACCAGGACTAACTTCCTCACACTTCTTCACGTAGTATTCAGGATCTTCCGCCAAATGATCGTCCACCAACTGCAATAACTGCTCCGTAGTAAACTCAGGATGTTCCTCACCCTCTATCTTCAAACCCTTCAAACGAGGATCATCTTCCTCGTCCTCTTCCTCTTCCTCGTCCTCGTCCTCGTCCTCGTCCTCCATCACTTCTACCATCTCATGCTTCACGGGCTTTTCTTCATCTTTAACCTCATCCTTGGTTTCATCTTTAACATCCTCTTGTGGATCTTCTTCGCCCTCCACTTGATCCTGCGGAGTATCCTCAGTAAGCAATTCATCCCGCTTCTCCGACTCCAACTGCTCATCCAAAGCAGCCTCTTCCTTACCCTCCTCCTGTACCGTTTCCTCGGCGCTAACCACAGGTTCCGGTTGAGCCATTTGAGCCTTCACATACTGCCCAATCTCCGACTGTTCCAACGTAGTCACAATCAACTTCACCAACGTATCTTTATCAGCAATCACTTGATCTTGCATATTAGCTCCTTGTTCAAAAAATTTAATCATTTTACTGCCCGACCGTGATTGACTGAACGTCATCAACCCTAAATTCTTCGCGGGCCTACTCGTACTCAATAAGGCAATCGGATCAATTACCTTATCCTGCGTCCACAGTTCCACACTACGACGAGGAAATTTTTTCACCAAATCTACACACTCTTTCAAAATACGAAACGTTGCCGTAATCGCATAACGAGGATGTACTTCCCCAATCAAACTCAACCGCAACGAATCCGCCCACCCCACAATCGGAGGCTGTTCCACCTCATCCGCATCATCCCGCGTATGCCCCAACACGACTGGAATACAATCCCCAGTATCCGCAATCCGCGCATTATTCACACGAACAATCTCCTCCAACTCCTCCACCCCATACTTCTCATCCTCATCAAAAATGGGGAAATCCCCAATCGTCACTAAATCGTTACTCATGATAATTGCTCCCCAAGTGAACCAATGTTTTTACGCGGCTGTTTAATTGTCTGATCCGCCGACATATCCTTCTTCAAAATCACATCACCCGGCTCAGGCTCAGACAAACCAATATACGAACGCAACTCACGTTCCTTAACAGAGCCTCCGATTTCAAAGAAGCGCTGAGCAGCTTCCAACATCTTCTGCGGATCGGGCTTCAACAAGTTATACTTCAACTTCAACCTAAACTTAGAACCGGGAAAATTATATGCTTGCAACACGCTCACTAAATCCCGATTCAACGTCTCAGCCAAATTATCCGCATCATACTGCACAATCCGTTGAAACGACGTTTGCTCATTCCGCACCGTCGCCTCGCCCATACCACCCAAACCCGACTTTCCATGATCCTCAGACGACTCCCCAATAATCAATTGTCTGATTTGCTTGTCAAAATACTCATCAATCAACTGCATAAAAATATCAAATCCAGCACCCTTCGGCTCCATGATTTCCAACCCCGGACCCTGCTTCTCCACCCCAATCGGACGAGGAAACAGCAGCACGCTTGATTGCGTTTGTTGTTCAGCAACCGCCTTCACTGCATTATAAGATTCAGGATTACCCGCCTCAAAGTAATAGACTTTTAAACCACCGGCACTAAACATCTCCAACGCATTAAACACCCATGCGAGCAATTCCTGCTTATGCAACCACGCCCAATAAATAAAAGACCGTAATCCCACACCATGAATTCCACCCGCAAATTCACCTTCTGCATAATGCGCATCCATGATAAAATGTTTATGCACTACGACACACTTACGATCCGTACCCGAAAACATCTCAATCGGGCCATCATAAGAAATCTCCATCGGACGCACCCCCGATAGCTTCGCTGGATTAACAAGATATCCAACCTCATCCGAATCAATTCGAAACTGAATCTTATCCCCCATCACAGGCGTCCAATCCTTCACCACCATCCGTCGCAAACCATTCACCCAATCAAATCCAAAATTATTCACCATCATGGAACGTCCCGTCCAAATGGCTTCCAACAAATTTCGCTTATATTCCACAAACCGAGGAATATCCTCAATGATCCGCGTTATAAAATTGGCCGCATACACTTGAAATGGATCACGAGGGTCTTCCGGCACAACATCCCACGGCAACTGTGCCACAGCCATTTGACGAGAAAATAAAAGACGTAGAATAAAAGTATCTCTACGCATTGCTCTGGCGTTAATTGGATCTGCGCGTAATGCCTCATCTGTATTTTTGTACACCCTCGTCGGGATGAGGGGTAACGCCTGGAAAGTTGCCAGATGTGAAAAAACCGGGTCAGGCAAAATATTTGACGGAAGATTAAACTTCGCCACAGGATTATCACTTGATTTAACAAACCTTCCCCGCGCACCACGAGCACGAGAAGCAGCAATTTCTTTACGTGTAGCCATAACCCTATTTAGATCACCACCACAATAAACACCACAATTATGGTCAAACAACACACTAAGTTAAAAACATGACACACATCCACATCCAACTCCCCGCCAATAACCCCACCTACAACAAATACCGCATCCTCGACCCCATTGCCCATTGTTCCAAAGAACTTCCCCATATCCACATCACCACAGGAGAAACCATCAATCCTCATGCCAACATCCAAATCCTCCACGGCATGCTTGACCCCTATTACTACCGCAACATAGAACAACTTGCCAAACACATGCCCATCATTTGGGCAGTAGACGACTACATGCTCGACCTTCCGACCACCAACCCCAATTATCACCACATCGGACGCACTGAAATCGAAGTCATGCGACAATGTCTAGAACTAAGCACCGCCATTCTCGCCACCACCACACACCTAGGATACGCCTACGGACACATTCAAAAAACGTTCATCGCACCCAACCTCGTCACCACCCCCGACGAACCACCCACCATCCCCACCAAACCCAGATACGGTTGGCTCGCAGGAAACAGCCATTACGACGACGCCACCATCATCCAACACCTCCCCGCCCAATACCCCGATAAAGAATTTTTATTTTTCAGTTGCCTCCCTGAAACTCTAACCACCTATCACAGGAACCCAGGAAGCAACCACATAAACATTGCCCCCACCCTAAAAAATGTTGGCTACCTCCCCACCCAACCCCTAGAACATTACCAATTATTCGTACCCCAATTAGCCCTCACCGCTGGACTTGCACCCCTCCAAGCCACATTTTTTAATGCCTGCAAAAGTAATTTAAAATGGCTCGAATACAGTTGCCTTGGCATTCCCACCCTTGCCAGCAACGTAACCCCCTACAAAGAAAGCATCCAACATGGAGTCACAGGATACTTAATAGAAAACACCCCCGAAGCATGGACAGAAACAATTAATAACATTGATCCACAAGTCGGCATTAACGCTTACCACGAAATCAAAACTAAATGGTCATGGTCAAGCCCCGCCAAAAACATCTGGCTCGAATTCTTCACCCTCATTAGCAAACTCGCATAAGGAAACCCAAATGATCCACATCATCATCCCCACTTACGGACAACTCGACACCTTCCGCGCATGCATTTACAGCCTCCTCGACACCACCCCCGCCGACCAATTCTTTGTCACATGGCTAGACGACGGTTCACCCGACCTCACCGAAGAATTTATTGACGAAATCATTAGTCTCGCCCCCAACAATATCCAATATGAAACATTCAACCACACAGGCGACCTCACCATGCTATGGAACTACGGGTTAGCCCAAAGCCAAGAATTCATCGACTGTGAATTCGAAGATGGCGAAAACCCCGACGCCTACGTAGCCATTGTCAACAGCGACATACTATTCACCCCCAATTGGTACATCCCCCTTATCAAAGCTGCCCAACAATACGATCTCGTAGCCCCCATCACCAACGCCAGCGGTTCCTACGATCAACAACGTGTCACCACCTACCTCCCCGACTACGTCCTCAGTGATCGTGACCAAGACACGCACGCCACCGCTAAAACAGTCAGCGAACAATTTGCAGGACAAACAGTTGAAGGACGCATCGGAGGCTACTTCCTCTTCGCACGTTGGGACAAATGGTGTAAACACGCCTACAATTACAATCACTTTTTTGACCCCTCATTCAAACTCGTAGGCAATGAAGACGAATACCAAACAAGACTACTGGCAAACGGTGGCACAATCGCCACTTGTCTCGACAGTTTTATTTTTCATTACCGATCACTCTCTCGTGATCTAAACACCATCAACCCCAACCTACTCACAGGCATGTATCGATCCGAATTCCAACAAGCCAAAATCGCCTACTATACTTGCGTCACCACCGACAATTACGATACCCCCGAACCACTCCCCGATTACCCACAAATCACCCCACACTATTACCATGTAGATACAGTCAAAAAACAACGACTCATGAAAATTCAAGCCTGTTCACAATTCAAATATGATTACGAATACAGCATATGGTGTGATGGCAATATCACACCGATTGGAAATCCTGCGCCGCTTTTACAACGATTTTTAAACGGCGTAGATATCGCTTTCTTTCCCCACCCCAGCCGAGTATGTGTCTACCAAGAAGCAAGAGCAGTGAAAGCAATGAAATTGGATGAGAATGAATGCGTGAATGAACAAATGGGACGGTATACCAAGGAAGGTATGCCAGTCGCATTTGGCTTACCCGAAACAGGCGTAATCCTCCGACGACACACCCCCGCCGTCCAAGCCTTTGAAGAACTCTGGGCCGCCGAACTCATGCGAGGATCACACCGAGACCAACTCAGCGTATCTTACGCACTCTGGAAAACAGGACTCATCGCCATGTGGCTACCCGAAAACCTGCGAAAAACCCCCTATTTCCAATTACGCAACCACGCCAAATTACGACTCCCAATTATTTGGGGAAATTAGTTGACTTTCCCTTGACACACATTACATTAACCACTATCGGAATTAACAAGACGATTCCGGTAGAGAGGCATGGACGCCATCTTTAAAAATTACTGAGCGGGCAAACCCATGCTCATCTACGTTACCCACAGTACCAAATTCAGCCACGGAGAAGCCCAAGGCATCCTCCACCGCGCTGAACAAACCCCACCCACCCCCAAACAAATCAAACTAGGCTGCGGATACCACGCCGAACGCCAAGCCGTCGTCATCTGGGATCACACCCACTGCTGGGTATTGCGACCCGAAGAAGCCCGCGCCTGGGGCAACCAACCCCCCACCCACACCGGCTCACGCTACCAAGGCTACAAACTCAAACAAAAAAAACGACTAACCTTCAACCCCCACCCCGCTTGGTTCACAACATTACCCGTAAAAATCAGCATTACCTTACACGCCCAAGCCGAAGCATACCGCCAACACATCCTCAAAGAACGAGCACGAGCCAAAGCATATCGTCTAAAAAAGAAGACACTTGCCCATTAGATAGGGCATGCTAACAGTCACAGAATTACTCACCCCCCTCCACACCCCCAAAACCGGCATCGACGCCAAACACCGCCGAGGCCGCACCAAATCCACCTGGGTACGACAATACGGCTACGTCAAACTCTCTGACGACCGCACAGGACTCCTCGTCGTATTCTTGCCCTACACACTCATCTTTTACCCCGATACTACCATGTATCAATTCGCCAGCATGAACAGCGCCGAATCCAAAGGACGCTGGATACACTCCCACCTCTACACATGGCCTTATGAAGAACTAGACGGTGGAGCCCTCGTCAACGCTATCCACAATTATTAAAAAGGGCTTGACAATCACGGTAAGTCAAGGTAAGTTACGGTAAGTCACGAACACTCACAGGAACTTACCATGAAAAAACCTTACATCTTTCTCGTTGACCTAGCTGACGAACTAGGCATTGATCGTTCCAGCCTCCTCCGCAAAGCCAAGCGCGAAACCACCGTCATCCAACGCACCCGCCGCACCAACGGAGGCTACAAACTCCTCAGCACCGTCAGCCACACCTATGCCAACCAACTCCGCAAAACCCGTCAAGAAGCAGACAAAGTATCCTAAGGAAACTAAATCATGCTCACCCGCGACCGCATCCAAACTGAACTTGAAGCCCTCATCCTCGAAGCCACCAACGAACCCCACACCTACAGCCTCCGACTCCACCAAACTGAACACTTCGAAATCACCTGCGACGACTCCGACGACCACGAACCCCACCCCCACGACATCGTCAGCGTCAACAACATCCACATCCCCTACCTCGAAAACGACACCGCCTACGACGAACAAGCCAACCGCATCATCGCCCAATACGTCAACGAAATCATGAACGACCTCGAATTCTGGGAACAAATCAACATCGTCACCAACGAGCTAGGCATCGAATGTGAATGGACAAAAGAAGAAGAATACACCACCGACCTCACCAACATTTACCGTGTTCACGAATGGATCATGAAACCCCAATACGCAGAACACACCCTCGAACACATCCAACAAGCCATCTGCGCGAACTGGCTCACCGCCCAAGCCCGTGACCGCATCGCCAAACACAATCTCAGCGCCACGCAATCCCAAGCCTACCTATATTTGCTCGCACCCCAATACGAATACGACTCCCAAGAACGATTACGCGCCCTCATCAACCAAGCCCAAGAAATCATCGGCTTACAAGAAATGGAACAACACGTAAAAGAAATGGCAGACAAAAAACAACCTTGACTCGCCTTTAAAAACACGTATAATTCAAGCGTTCTTCCAGTAAATGTAGTACGAAACACCCAAGGCAACCCGTAGTTGCCTTGGGTGTTTTCGTTTCAGCTTTTATAAAAATTAAATCAAAATGCAACTCCCCGCCGAATTCATTGGAGGCCCTTGGGACGGCAAACTCATGACCGTTCAATGGCACACTGTTCAAATCGTCATGCCCAAAGCCCACCCCGTCGCGCTAACCCAAATTAAAAAAAGCGAATACTATACAGGTGTATACAGCATCCGCAACTTACGTGACCGCACAGCACAAGGCTGCTACTACTACGACTGGAAAGGCTGGGACACCGTAAAAAATTCCTAGAAAATCTACCAAACCCATTGACATTGAAGCACACATCATCATAATAACCCTAATGCTCAGATCATGTGATCTAGCAAGCAACAAACATCTGATGTAAAGGAAAAGGAAATGGTGAAAAGTAAATTGCAACACACGAAGATCAATGAGCGAAAAATGACGAAAGAGTGGACAGGAGGCAAAATCACAAAAGTGGTTCAAACCACCAAGACATTTGAAGAGTATCGCATCGAAGTCGAAGAGTGCCTTCAAGATATTGGACAATCCATCAAACACATCGGAGAAATGTTAATCCGCTCAGGCAAAGAACTGCTGGGAGATGATGTGACTCGATTCAGGCAATTTCTATTGAATCGCGGACTTACCGAATCTGACCTCAAAGTCGCTGTATTAGTAGCCGAAGAAAAACTTGATGCGAGACTCTTCTTCATGGGAGTCGCATCCAGCAAGATTCTCAACCTCAGCCATGAAGATCAACTCCGTTTGCTGAGCCATGAAAAGTTTGCACTCCGACACAAGAACAAGAAAGACACCTACTTTAAGGAATGGGGAGAAATGTGCGCCGGACAGAAGAACCAACTCCTTGGACCCAAAGGTGGACGCATTTTACCGCCCGACGAACAAAAACCTTGGGATCGGGACAAACCACAAGGAAAAGTGACTATTAGTTGCTCACATTATAGCGACCGCACCTTAGTATTTGACGTAGGCCAGAAAATCGCCTATTGCCAATTGGTTGACATCATGACAACATTACGCGCCAATCACGAATTGGAAGCATTTATCAATGACATTCTGACCCTTCGTAGTGAGTGGGCTTCTAAAGTCGCGTAACATCCTAACACACCAAGCAGGGGTCAATGACCCCTGCTTGGGGAGAAATCACCATGAGTCAAATCACTGCCTTCGGTCAAACTAAAACCATCGCAGAATGGTCACGCGATAAACGATGTGTTGTCAATGCTGGCGCGTTATACGCACGATTAAATCGAATGGACATTTCGCCAGAAGACGCCATTTCTAAAATCAACCTACCCTTTCAACAAAACGACAAACGACTTGTCAGGATCACAGCCTTTGGTCTCACCAAAACCATCTCAGAATGGGCACAGGACAAACGATGCCCTATTAAGGCTAGCGCATTATATGCACGATTAAAAGCAGGTATTACCCCCGAAGATGCTATCGCCAAGAAAAAACTCACACCACGTCCGAAACGAAAACCCAGAACTCAAATTACGGCCTTCGGGGATACTATGACCATCACAGAATGGTCACGCGATGAACGATGTGTCGTTAGTTCTACTAAATTATCTGAACGATTAAAAGCAGGCATCACCCCCGAAGATGCCATCAGTAAAGCCGTTCTCATTCCACGCCGACGCACTGAGCCGCCAATAAAACCCAGATTAATCATCGCCTGGGGAGAACAAAAAACGGTTAAACAATGGTCAGAAGACCCGCGTTGCGCCGTGAATTATGAAACACTCAAAACTCGATTCTGCAAGGGAAGTCGGAACAACCGAACAATATATCGCAACAACCCCGAAATGGCCATATCACAACCCCTCTTGGATATTAAGCCGATTACTGCGTTTAATGAGAAGAAATCTATTGCAGAATGGGCAAGAGACGCTCGATGTGTAGTAGACTACCAAGTATTATGCAAGCGTATTCAGTATGGATTTCATATTGAAAATTCCATCACCAAGCCAAATTATGAGTTACGCCTGCTCAATAATAATTTCCAGAAGATGCTCGCGCTCGACCTAACCATCCAAGACAGCCGAGAACAAACCCCCATGACCCAACTTGTGCCAAACCCTCAAACCGCAATCGAGAGACCCCCAACCAACCAGAAAACTAACCATAAAAAAAGGCAAGCATCTCGCCCATCAAATTCCTAAAAACTATACCGTAGTCAAACAGGAGTAACCACAATCACCACCCGCTCATCAATCCCCTCAGCATCGCTAGGGGCTTTTTCATTCACCCGCTCCATCAACTCATCAATCTTCTCACGCGCCCACACCCTATTCAACTCATCCACATCAAAAAACGGGTACAAATAACTCATCTCAACCCCCAACAATTCGAACCTATATGATCCAACCCTTGATCCAACGCAATCGCTTCACACACCTCGCGCGACACCTCAATCATCACCGCATCCACCCCACACCTCCCCACCGTTCTACCAAGGGTGCCACTACCACCAAACAAATCCACTACCGTATCCCCAGGCTTACATGAGAGTTTAATACACCGTTCATACAGTCCCTCATGTAGTTGAGTCGGTGAAAACGTCCGGCGCTGCTTACTATTGCCAGTCACACGAGGGAAATCAAACACGCTCCCCGGCACACACCCTCTTGGATCAGCCCGCTTATCCCCGTTCAGTTGCCGCCACGAAGCCACCCGAATCGCATCAGGATATAACTGCGTTCCATCCCGCACCAACCGATACAAAGGCCGATACGCATCCCCCAAATCATACTGATTCGACTGAAAAAACGTAAACGTCTGCACACACGGCTTAAACTCCCAATTAGAATGATTTTTTAAAAAATCACTCACCAACTCCCCCACCAACAACGTGTGCCTAGAATTAAAACTCAACCACAACACATCACAACACTCAGCCGCCCACACCACATCCCGCAACAAATCTCGATACTCATCCGCAGGCAACACATCCTTAAACCCATTATACGCCAACCCCAACCCATCAGGCGGATCAGCAAACACCATCCGCACCGGCCCCAACTCCCCCAACACCTTCCGAAAATCCGCATTAATTAACTTAATCACCACAACCTCAAAAATTAAAAAAGGGCGTAAAGCCCATTTTTAATACATTAACAAAACCAAATCAACTCCTCTTAGTCGAACCAAACATCGCCCGTTGATTCTTCACAGGCTTCGCATTATCCCAAGCCTCAACCGTACTCAACTCCCGCGAATAAATTAAATACCGCAGCGCATCCACACAATGATCGTGAAACTTAACAGGCTTATCAGGATCATCCGCTCTATTAATCGGGTTCTTAGGCCCCCGAGCCCAAGCGTACTCACGAATTTCCCGAATCAACTCTTTACAATTATCCATAATATACAATTGCGGCACCCCACCCAAACCAAGAAATTTAGACCGCACACAATTAATCCCCGCACCCACCTCTTTACGAGCAGGCAAACAATACACACCCGCATCACGCATTCGAACCATCCCAGCAGGATCTTCCCAATCCGCATACGTAGCACCAAACCTCACATCATGTGGTTGCCACCCATACTCTTTCGAACGCTCCGCAATTACCGAAGCAAAGTCCTCACATAATTCATCATGAAGTAGCACGCAATCGTATATTAGCCACGCGCCTTTCACCAACGCACCCCACACGCACGCCATATTCCGATACCCAAAGTCAATAGCCCGAAAATGCACACCATCAATCGGTATCTTCTTTTGCGGTATAACATGAACCTCCTCACGAAACTCCTTATAAATCAAACCCTCAAACCGAGCAAACGCACCCAACTGTCTTGTAGCCTGCATATCCTCAGGCACAACATCAAAAAACGCTTTTTTCCACGACTCACTCAACTTATCATTTTTCATCGTATTCAAACGATAAAAACGAAACGAATTTTTAACCGAATCTTCAAAACGATTCTTGTATAATTCTTCAAGATCATAAGAAGAAGGTTCTAACGGCGTTAATGTATGAATCTGTAAAGTCTGTTCCGCTGGAAAATCACGCACCCGGCAAAACAACTCTGTAATGATCTCAAGCCCCGGAGTTTGCTCGTCACACCACCAACCCACAGCGCTAATCGCTTGAAACGCTTGCCGACCCTGTTCATAAGAAGCAAATTGTAACACATAACGATTCCCATTCACATTATTTGGTTTTAAAATCACCTCAGCCGGAAACTGCCGATTCACATTCCGCCACCTAACACTCTCAATAGACCCTTCTAAATACTTTTTAATCTTCTCAACATAAATCGCCCCACACATATCATAAGACTGACTCGCAATCACAAACGGAACTAAATCTCGCGGGGCAGGATTGTTCAACAAAAAACGGCACACCATAAACGCCGCCGCCTCTGTTTTCCCCGCTGCGTTTCCGGCAAGACAAATCTTAACACCTTTAAAATCATCATTCACAAATTTCGACTGTTCATCTAAATTCGCCGGATCATCAGGACGCGGTTGAAACGAATAAATCGGCCTCCCCAAATCCCGCAACAACTTAACCACCTCCCCATCCGCCAACACAAACCCCAACAACGCATCCAACTCAGCCGAACCCAAACCTTCCAACTCACTCACCTGCACCCCAGCATCCACCAACAAATCAAACACATCACCGAAATCACTCACCCCCATCAGAACCCTCCCCCAACTTAAACTGCAAAAACCGCAAAAACTGCGCCTGCACCAACGTCAACTCCTGCATCACATCCAACGCACTAGGCATCACCGACTCCGACCACGCCACCGACTGCACCCCCAACTCAATATCATGAAAAATTAAAATAAACGGACAATTAACCCGCTTATTCAACTCCAACACAATATCCTGCATCGTAGCCAATTCCAAATCCATACAATTATAAAAGCAACAAAACAAACAATAAACCCAATAAAAAAGGCCAAACACCACAAGTGTCTGACCTACATGACCACCACAAGTAGCCACGCTAACAAAATAATAATTAAAATAGCAACCACCAATAAAAAACGCCTCTTAACAATAAGCTAAAAGGCGAATGAAACAATTCTTTGGAGAAAAAATGTCTACCCTATCTATCCAACACACCGACAAATCAACACATCATCCAACTCACACACATCATAACTTTTCGGAAAACACTTAATAATATCATCCAACAACGGCCACTCATCCCGCCGAAACCCCAACGAATCAGGAGCACACCGAAACGGCCAAACCACATCCCGAAAACAATGCGCATCATCAATCAACACCACAGGAGCACGCAACCACTCAAAATTAAAAATAACATTTAATTCCAACAATAAAGGACACTGCCCCACCAACAAATCCTGCTCCCCCTCAGAAACCCCCTGAAAATGCGCATCCAACCAAAACGTCACCTGCTTATCCACACCACACAATTTCTCACACAACCCCCGCAATACATCAGGCGACGACCCAAAATGCACACTCACCCTTAAATCATCTTTAAACCGATCCCGCACAAACTCAAAATTCTCTTTACAACAATCAATCGTATGCACATGACCCCAACCACCCTTCAACGCAAACTTAACCGACTGCCCCTGAAAAGCACCCGTCTCAACCAACACATCACGCGATTGAATAAACCCAAAATAATTCTCAGTAAAACGCACCCTACACCCCCGCAAAACTCTTGATATTCTCAACCGAATCATACAACGAATACTTAGCACCCGCCCTAACCACAATATTATTCGGACAAGCCACACACGTATCCTGCACCAAATTCTTTTTCAACCCCTCGGCAATCGCATAACAACACGACTGATTCCCCACAAACAACTCAGCACCTTGAATCACCTCCGCAACACTTAACAAATCTTTTGTTTCATACCACGGCAACTCAAACCACTGCGAACAAAACATCACATACTCCTCCCACAACCCCACAAACACACAATCACAATTTTTAAAAATCGAATAATCCAAATTCCCCGCATACCGCAACGAACGATTCACAACCACCCTAGCCACCCGCTTCGGCTCCACCCACAACCAAGGACGCTCCGTAACCCACAACGGCGTACCATACGGAAACACTTGCGAATGACACAACTGCGCAAAACCATTATACGAACCACGCCACGAATTCCCATCAACCACATCAACCAACTCATCACCATCACACCACAACCGACACTCCCGCACATAATCCTGCGCACACACCAACGGAATAATTAAATTCGCATGCTCAACCGAATACGGACACCTCACCCGCCCATCAAAATTCAACAACAAACTAGACCCAGGCCGAAACGCCAAATTCGGCAAAAACAACACCGTATCCCCCAAATCACCACCATGCTTAAAAATCATGACAACCCCTTGCTTTTACAATACACATCAAACTCAACCTTACACACCGTCAAAACAAAATTAGCCACCTTAACATTATTACACCCACACCCAGTATGACTCACAACCCAATTACGCCTCACATCATCTAACAATTTTAAAAACTCTTGATCCTTCGCAATATCTTTAATCTGATTAATATGCATAAAACCCCACAAAAAAACCCACAGTATGGCTTAACAATAAAATACCGTGGGCTATTTAAAAACCGCAACAAGCGATCCAAAATCACAACAAACCAACAACCAAATCCCGCAACAAACCCAACTCCGTATTCACCTTACACGCAGACCAACCCAACGCACGACTCAAAGCCGAACGATTCAACCGACCATCCTTCGTATAATTCCCACCATCCAACAACGCATCCACCAACACCCCATCACACTTACCACGCAAAAACTCCACCAACTCAACACGATCATAATCCGCCACACACTGCACACGATCACCCAACAAACTCATAACCACCCCACAATTAAAAAAACAATTAAAAAATTATTTAAGCAACACCATTATACGACTTAACACGATCCCGAATCAACCCCGCCAACCTACCACGCAACTCATCAACCGACTCAAGTTTCTGCGTCGTCTCAACCTTACTCTCAATGCGCTGATAATCATACTGACCCAAATACGCCTTACCCAAAAAGATCAACATAGTCACATTACCCTTCAACGCCAACTCAATCTGCTTCGCACGCAACGCATGCAACATATTATTCCTACCCGCCCGATGCGCCTCAGAAAAATTACGGTCAATCGTACTCAACGAACAACCCAAAATCGCCGCCGATTCTTCCATCGTGCAACCCTGACTCGCCAAACGATACACATCTTCCTCTTGAATATTTTTTGGATTGTACGTCGATCTATGTTTTTTATACTCATCAGATTGCGCCGCACGACGAGCCGCACCAACGCGCGTATCAACCTGTTTCTTACGCTCACCAGTTCGTTTAGCCAGCGCACCCGTCTTTTTGGGGGGTACGGATCTTTTATGAGAAGTCGATTCGTCCATAGCCTTATCTAGATTTTTTCGGAAAAAAAGTTGCAACAGGGCTTTACAAACCCACAAACATGACCTAAGATCGTAGTAGTGATACGAACGACAACTTTCCACACACGAAAAAGGAAACAAGATGAACAACACAACACTGACAGCCGGTA